ATTCTAAGATAGGCGCAATGTCACTAGAGATTATAGATAACACTATAGAAGGTAGTGACATTTCTAATATACTTTCACCTCTAGCTAAAGGTATAAGTGTTATCTTAGAGGAAGACCCCGACTTGCTTTACGAAGCGGGAACAGAAATATCTGACGGTGAATTTGTAGCTGGAGACAACGACACGGTACACTGATATGGGTAAAACAAAAAGACATCCTGTCACTAACAAGTTAAAACACTCGGTTAGAAATAATCGTATGTGGAAGATGAAGATAGAGAGAGACAGGAAGAGAGAACAAAAGAAAACTGGAGACTTTGATGGAACAGATTATAATAAACTCAAATAACTTTATACCTTTGAGTTGGTTCATCGGATTCCTTGCTGTTGGTGCTGGCATGATTTGGTATCAAGGAGTGAAGGCATACGACAAAGGTATACGAGAAGCAGTCTTGATGCACAGAGAAGGAAGATTAACTTATAGTGACTACAAAGACGAAAACGGTGTCACTATGGTGGATATACAAATAGACCCCATAGATGATTAAACATAACACATAACTGGAGATTTTTAAATTGAACACATTACCAAATGATTATCAAAACTTTATAGCGCTTAGTAGGTATGCTCGTTGGCTACCCGAAAAGAATCGTAGAGAAACATGGAAAGAAACTGTCGCTAGATATTTTGATTTCATGGAAGAACATTTGAAAGAAAATACTAACCAAGAGTTAGTACCCAAGACTCGTAAGATTCTTGAAAATGCTGTACTTAACCTAGAGGTTATGCCTAGTATGAGAGCGCTGATGACCGCTGGTCCAGCCTTGGCAAAGAACCACATAGCCGGATACAACTGCGCTTATCTAAGCGTTGACCATCCTAAAGCTTTTGATGAGTGCTTGTTTGTTTTAATGCATGGTACTGGTGTAGGCTTTAGTGTAGAGAGACAACACATAAGCAAGCTACCTGAAGTACCCGAAGAGATGGTTGATGTAGAAGATGTTATTGTAGTACAGGATAGCAAAGAGGGATGGCAATCTGCGTTCCGTAAACTGATTACTTATTTATATGATGGTGAGATGCCTAAGTGGGATTTCTCTAAAGTAAGAACGAAAGGTTCTAGACTTAAAACATTTGGTGGTAGAGCCAGTGGTCCTGAACCTCTACTTGATTTGTTTAACTTCTCTACTAACATATTTAAAGAAGCGGGTGGTAGAAAACTAACCAGTTATGAGTGTCACAGAATGATGTGTAAGATTGCCGAGGTTGTGGTTGTAGGCGGTGTTCGTAGGTCAGCCCTTATCTCCCTATCAAATCTAACAGATGAGCGTATGCGTAACGCTAAGAGCGGGCAGTGGTGGAGCGACACCCCTGAGATGGCATTGAGTAACAATAGTGTATGCTACACAGAGAAGCCTGACATCGGTATCTTCATGAAAGAGTGGACTTCTTTATACGAATCTAAATCAGGTGAGCGCGGTATCTTTAACAGGGAAGCCGCCGTTAAACAAGTAGCTTCTATTGGTAGAAGAGATAGCGACCATGACTTTGGTTGTAATCCTTGTAGTGAAATCATACTGAGAGATGGACAGTTCTGTAACCTGACTGAGGTTGTAGTCAGAGCAGAGGACACACAGAAAGACATCATGAGAAAGGTTAGGTTGGCGAGTATCCTTGGTACATTCCAAGCATCACTCACAAACATCAAGCGTCTTCGCCCTAAGTGGGTACACAATACAGAAGAGGAAGCATTGCTTGGTGTGTCATTGACTGGCATCATGGATAATAGTTTTATGAATGGTAGTAATACAGATAGAGGTTACTATGGTAAGAGAAGCTTGCCGGATTTCTTAACCGACCTTAAAAAAGAATCAGTTAAGACTAACGAGCATTGGTCAGAACTGTTGGGTATTAGTCAGGCTACTGCAACCACAGCCATCAAGCCTAGTGGTACAGTCAGTCAATTAGTTGATAGTGCTAGTGGTATACATACTCGACACAATGACTATTACTTTAGAAGAGTCAGAGCAGATGCTAAAGACCCAATAGCACAGCTAATGGAAGACCAAGGCATACCTTGTGAAGCTGATGTTATGAAACCTAATAGTGTTAAAGTTTTTACATTCCCGATGAAAGCTCCTGAAGGTGCAGTACTTAGGAATGATAGAACTGCAATAGAGCAGTTAGAGTTATGGCTTACATATCAGAGATACTACTGTGAACATAAGCCTAGTGTAACCGTAAGTGTAAGAGAGCATGAGTGGATGGAAGTAGGAGCATGGGTATACAAACACTTCGATGAAGTATCAGGTGTTAGTTTCTTACCACACTCTGACCACTCGTATCAGCAAGCACCTTACGAGGATTGCACTAAGAAAGAATATAATGAACTGGCTAAGAAGATGCCAAAGTCTGTTGACTGGGATTTGATTAGTGAGTATGAACTTACAGATTCAACTGTAGGTACAAAACAACTAGCCTGTACTGGTAGTGTATGTGAGTTAGTCGATTTAGTCGAAGAAGAAAGAGAAGTAGAGTAATAGACTAGCCGTTAATGTTAAACTAAAAAAGGAGAAAGTTATGTTAGAGAAAATTAAAAATGCTGCCGATGGTGCGATAGATGTCGGTATCAAGTTAATCAGCTTATCAATTGTATTACAGATTATTTTCGGTGCGAAGGTTGCCTTCTTAACTGGAAACGTAATCGGTTCTATACTTGATATAGTTTGGACTCTAGGTAATGCTGGACTTGCGGGATTGATTGCCGCTGGAATTGTCTGGAAATTACTTGACAAGGACATCACCGATAACCTAAAATAAGGGGTGGCTGATAAGCCTAATAAAAAATCTTGGGGTCTCGTCCGCATGGATGAGACTTCCAAGCTCTACTACAAAATGAAAAGTAAACGTAAACAAATATCTCCAAGGTTTTGGAGGAAGGATTGGAATAAATGAGTGAGAACATAAAAGTTCAATGGAATGAAAACAGAAAGCCTGACCAACCTGACAATGTAAATCCATCACATTATCAAACAGGCAACATTCAAGTAATAGATTTTATACTTGACCAAAAGATGAGTTACTTAATTGCGAGCGCAACAAAGTATCTTTGTAGATACCCACATAAACACAAAGCGGGTGAAGGAAGATTGGATGACCTAAGAAAAGCAAGATGGTTCATCGAGAAACAAATAGAAGAAATTCTCAGAGAGGAGAATATAAAATGAAGAGCAAAGGTATCTTACCTCTGCCTACTTATACAAAAGGTAGAGGAGATAAGAAAAAAACTAACCTGTTGAGTCTCAACGTGTTTAGAAACCTGCACCATTTTTCAAAGAATAAAGTTAAACAAGACTATGCTGATACCATAAGAGAGTTTGTAAAAACTCTCCCTAAATATAAAACCATACAGCCTAGTTATACGTTATACTTTAATAACAATAGGAAAAAAGATTTAGATAACTATACTTTTCCTATGCACAAATTCTTAATGGATACTCTTGTTGAAGAAGGTATTATAGAAGATGACCATTACGATTATGTAACTGAAATCACCACGGAGTTTGGTGGTATTGATGAGAACAACTGCGTTGTTGTCGAAATAAAAGGAGAAGAACTTGTCACTAAATAAAAGTAAAGACATTAAAGAGATGCGTAAGTTTGATGTTGATTTAGAGTTTGGACAGACATGGGAAAAGTACACAGATGAAATGTTTTCCGGTGCTAAGAAGTGTGAGATAAAAACTGAAAGAGATACTTGGGCAAAGACAGGAAACATCTGCATAGAAGTAAAGAGCTACGGTAAGCCATCGGGGTTAGCCGCTACAGAGTCTGAGCTTTGGGTTCAGAATTTGGTTAAGGATGGTGAGCTTGTTTGTAGTTTAGTATTTAATACAAAGAAACTAAAAGAGATAGTCAAATCAATGGACACCCGTGTAGTCATGGGAGGAGATAACAATGCTTCTAAGTTACACTTAGTATCTTTGAGAAAACTAATGGAGGAATTTTTGAAATGAGTACGGCAATAACTTTAATAGTTATATTTATACTTACTTTTTTGATTGGGGCATACTGGCATGACAACAGAAAAGATAAATAAAGTAAAAGAATTAAAAGAGTTAGAAGACAAGTTGCTCAATGTAAACAGAGGTATACTTGCTTTAGAGTTTGATGCTATGAATCAAATAAAGAATGAGCCTTATCTAAAACAAATGTATTTGCTTAGATATGCATATGAAAAAGATATTAAGGAGATTAAGAATGGCTAAAGCCTCACAAAAAAAGCAAGCTAATCTTGTGGGATTTAAAATTCTATTGGATAAAAGCGGTAGACTTACCGCAGAGATGTCGGGGTTACCCCTAGAGGATTTAGA